TGTTGATGACGGGCCAGTTTCCTCAACATACTTAGCCCCTTTCTCAACCAACGGTTTAAGGGATTCTCCTGTCGGCAAGCCAATAGCGCCCGCGCCGGATTGCAAAGCTTCTGCCGCTTTATCCCAAGCATGTTTTGCCCCACCAAGGAATTGCGTCACCACACCGGCTTTGGTGTCACCGTAGTCATCGCCCTTGACAGGGGGAGGAAACTTCTTGGCCAGAACGCCTTTTATATCAGCGTCCGACATCGAATCCGGGAACTCAGCCTGAGTCCCATCCGGGAGGCCGATTATTTTTCCCATTATTCAAACTCCCCGGTAGCAGGATTATACACCCGAATCTTGGCGGGGGAGGCAGCGCCAGGAGAAGCTGGTGCGTTTTCTTCACCCTTGATGTCGAACTGCCCCTTGCGCTTGATCATCATAGCCCTGACAGTCCTTGCCGCCGACTTTTTATCCTCAGAAGGCAAATTTGGATTTGCCAAATCACCGATAGCTTGCCTGTATGACTTCGTATCGGCGTCGGATTGTGGACCTTCAAATCGGGGAACCATCTTCAGGATAGGATCAGCCAACGGAGCAGCTCTTGCCCCGGCTTTGGATCCTTGGGTGGACACTCCGAACACTTTACCAACAAAATCCCGCCCGGACCCGATATAACTGCCAGTAGCGAGATCCAACACCCCCTTGCCAGTTTCCTTGCCAGTGACCGGGTCGATGCCAAGCAACTGATCAACGTTGCTTATGGCCTCAATCAACGTTGTCTCTTTATCCTTTTTAGCGTCTTCTGCTTTCTTCGCGCCCGGAGCAGTCTTTGTGAGTGGTTTACCGTCCGCTGTCTGCAACGCCACAAGTTTACCGTCGCGACCGCGCTCAAACACACCTTGATCGGTGGTGATGATTTGGGCGGGCGGGGGAGTCGGAGCAACCCGGTTGGCCACGATGAATTGCTTCATCCGCAATTCCGAAGCCTCCCTTTCCTTTTGCGCTTCGACAGCCGAGATTCTGCGCTCTTGTTCTCTTATCTTGATGTTTTCCAGTTGATCAAGGTGCTTTTGTTTGGCATCATGTTCACGTTGCCGCGCCGCCTCTGCGCGTTCCAACGCTTTCTCAGGGGCTGCGAGCGCTTGGGCAAGTACAGCTGCGCGGGGAGCATCTCCCATGTGAGCCGGTGCATCCCCCATCCACTTCTGTGTTTCACTCACGACTTGTTCATAGGGCTTCATTACCCGCTTCGTGGATGGAAGCACCGAGGGGGAAATCTCGGCTGTGACCGGAGCACTGCCCTCGCCACCAAAGGCGTCATTGCCCGGGAACTCTTGCGTGACAGCAGGGGTTCCAGGCACTTCCTGATCCATCGTCGTATCAGGGCGGCGACCCATGAAGTCCGTGACCTCGGCTTGACGGCGACCTTGTAAATCACGCTGTCCTTCTTGCGCGTTCTGATCGAGGATGCCGCCGACAGCACCTTCAGCAAAATTCACCCACGGGTTTTTCGGGACGTAGATGCGGCCGCGCATCTCACCTGTCGTGTTGAGTCCCTTGGCGCGCAGGGCTTCGGCCAGTTTCAACTGGCGGTCATACCCTTGATCTTCCCAATCGCTGTACTGTGCCATGATGTGTCCTTAAAAGAAGCCGTTGATTCCGGCATCCCCGCCGCCGCTTCCACTGAAGTCGTAGCCGCCTGTCGGAATCTTTGGAGATGACATCATGCCCCCGATACCCTTACCGAGAGCACCCCCAACAGCGGTTCCTATCGGGCCAAAGAACGATCCGGCAACGCTGCCTGCGAGGGGCAACAATTGACCTGCTAACCCACTACCGGCCTTTGCGTTGTACTGGTCTAACGCAGCCTTGTAGGAAGCGTCGGCAGCACCCGTCAAGTCAGGCGTTGCATTCGCTCCCATTCCAGGCGTTGGTGCAGGGCCAAACGTCGGCATCCTAAAGGAGTTCGACTGCCCCATCATGCCGCCGACCTTCTGCAAGTTGGCTGTGTTCTGGTTGAGGATGTCGCCCGTGCCGGTGGTGTGTGCTTGCATCCCCTGCCCGAACTCGACGTTGCCTTGATTGATCCCCGCGAGGATCGCCTTGAGATCGGCATCGCTCTCGTTGTTGCCGATGTTGCGCTGGGTGGAGTCCCATGCCGAGCCGGTGCCAGTGCCGACACCCATCGCGGCCAACTGTGCTTCCTTCGCGGCCCGAGCGCGTTCCAGACCAGGGCGCTGAAGGGCGCGAACTGTGTCCATTGCCTGTTGGTTGTAGCCCCCAACAGTCGGCATGGCCGGTGCGCCGGACAGATCGACCTGTGAAGTGTCAAACCCCGCCATCTGCTCCTGCGCCTTCTGGTTGGTGGTGTCGTGCAGTTGCTGACGCTCGGGCGTCATGGCGACTGTGTTCAGCCAGTTACCGGACGGGTCTTTTGTCCAGGTGTTCGTCCCCTCGGGGCCGACCTGATTGGGGCGCGCAGCCGCAAGGTTCTCCTGCCAGTTCTGCTTGGCAGTTGCCGCCTGTTGATTTGCCAGCGAGGCGTAATCAGGCGCTTTAGGCGTCTTTGCTTTCTTCATTTTGCAACTCCTTGATCCACTTGCATTCGTCTTTGGTCATGGTGAGGATGATGCGATCCCCGTCCAAGTATGCGCCTTTGATACAGCCTTCTTCATCAAATCCCAAACGATAAGCCAATTCAAGTGACTTCTTGTTGGCACTGTTCACCTGCACAATGATCTTCTCGACTCCGAGCTGGTTGAACGGGTAATCGAAAATCTTGTGTACAAACCCCTTCGTCATCGGTTCCTCAACCACAATCGTTGCGTGAATCGACGCCTCGGTAAATTCCTCGTACATGACACCCGCCACGATATTGCCGTCCTTGACCCATCCCAGACCTGTCGCGCCGCTGCCTGGGGCAAAGCATTCCCCGCGCCCGACGATCCAACTGACAACAGGGATTCCGGCGATGAGGCTCATCACATGATCCCTCCAGGCTCATAGACCCAATCGGTAGTTGCCCAGTATGTCTCCTGGGCAGAACGACCCACCATGCGGATCGAGGCGGCTGTGCCGATGCCGGTGACGGCTTGCCATGACTTGTACGTAGAGAGTCCACCTTCCCATGTTGAAAGGTTCCACACACCTTCATGTGGCAGAAAGGGTTTCGGATGGGCGTTCTTGACCCAATTCGCAATGGACTTCACGGCAAACGAAGCGGGTGTTAAAGGAGAATCGAATATGAAGTCGGTATTCACCGAAAAGTTAATGGAGAATGCACCCCGCGAGATGATAGTCGGACGCACCATTTTGTAGTGCTTCTGGACACCCAACATTTCAAAGTAGGTGAAGGACGTTTGCGCTTCCCAAGTAATGTCATCGCCTGGGGTAATCACGCCTGTCACAGGGTCAAGGAAACTATCATCCGTCGTCCCTTCCCATGCCCGATAGACGGCACCGAACGACCCATAAAATGCAAGTTGGTTATGCAGTTCCCAACAGTAGGAGTTATATCCGTCGAACTGACTCCACGCCTTCGTGATGTCATTCATTGCGAACTGGAGCGATGTACTTTCGGTGGCGGGGAAATTTATCAATGTCATATTCCCACCAGGAAATACGAATGGTTGCCACCCGAACCCACCGCCCGTCAGACGGATCGCCACAGCAAGAAGATTCTGGATGTACTTAAAGTCGTTGTCCTGTGTCGGATTAACCTTTGTGCTCTTGAGCAAGTCAGACATGTAGACGCCGCCAAACTGCGTCATGATCAACACGTCACCACCCTTGCGAACAGCCGCGCGCCGACCAATCGGAGCACCTGCAAAATACACACCCTGGAGCGCCCAACTGTCGGCACCTTCGACATCCAGACCGGCATAGACACTAATCTCGCCCTGCGTCGAAATCGCCATCAGATGGTCATCAGCGCCGTTACCGTCGTCGATTGTCCAGGTGATGATCTGCGACAGTGCGCCGCCGCGCGTCCAGACACCGCCGAAGTCGAACAACTTGGCTGCCCCCACGATCTGGTCGGGCGGCAGATACCACCCCCGCGAACTGTCTTTTTCCACGAACCAGATGCGTTTTTGGTGGGCATATACATGAACTAGCTTTTTGGGATCGACACCGGAGATGGTGTTGCCCGACCCATCACCAAGCGGCACAGTCACCACAACGCTGTTGGGCTGCACCCAAATCATGTTGTTAGCCCCATTGACCGCGACCATGTGAACCCCAGCAGCGTTGGGGAAGTTAATGTGTTGCCACCGAGCATTAACAAGACCCGTCAATTTTGTAACCGCGGATTGTCCAGGCTCTGTTACATCGTACATGCTCACGTCATTATTACTAGTGACGCCGGAGAAAGCATACAGTCTTGGTGCGGAAATGTTGTGGGAACAGACCGATTCGACGTTGCCCGACAGACCGGTAACGTGCCTGCGAAATCCCTTTCGCACTTGGCACCCATAAGGCTGTGCATACAGGTTCCGCAACACAAGCGCAAATCCATCGGGCATTCCAACAATGGAGTCAAACGAGTTCAACCCCCTGATGGGGGCCGGTCGCGTAGTGACCTTGCTGACTTGTCGAGTGGGGGAGCCGAACATTATGGTGAAATCCCGTTGCCGACGTTCCACGAACCATCAGGGATGTTGTTGATGCCGATGAGCATCGAGCGTGCGCGGGGCGCTAGGGTCAGCACAGGGGCGCCCTTGTTCTTGCCGATGCGGGCCTCCCATACATTCACGAAGTCCTTGGCATAGGCGGTCGTGTCCAGACCCTTCGCCTCCCAATACTTCAGCTTGAGATAGGCGCTGATGACCCACGGATCGAACAGGATCAGATTCTCATCCGACTGTATCTGGCTGTAGTAGGTGTTCAACAGTGTGGCGTCTTGTAGCCACGTGTCGGCGACATACTCCATCGCGATGTCAGAGTACGGTTGCGCGGGAGGGAATGCGCCAGGGAACAGTTCGAGGTTGCCGCCGACGACACGGTAGCGGATGCGGGGGCCGGACGATAACAGTCCTCCCTTCAACCATTGCCATTCCTGTGCCGTCTTGGGGCCGAGCAGGGGCCAGTGGTTGGTGCGATCCCATTGCGTCTGATCGAGGAAGTACGACCAATCAGGCGGCAGCGGCTGAACCATGATCGGAGGCCCGCTAGGGGTCGTCAGCACAGTACAGTTGGCGGTGTTGAACATGTATTCCTTGGTCAGTTGCTCCCACGGATACCCGATCACCATGTCGCTCCCCGCCCTGTTCAAGAGCGCCAACATTTGCTGAACAGTTATGTCCGCAGAGGTGACGACCTGGACAGGCTTGCCAAGGCCCATTTCGATCATCGCCTGTTGGACTACCCAGAGAACAGTTTGGGGGGTCATGATGGTTCCTTATGCGGCTTTCTTGCCGGGTTCTTTTGCTACGGGAACATCAACAGGCTTGTCAGCCAACTTGGTTGCCAATAGCTCGGCCATCTGAGCCTCCATAGAGGCGAGCCGGGCCTTGAGTTCTTCCTTCTCCATGTCCTCGGCATCCTCTGCGGATTTGGTGATCCAATCAGCAGCGCGTTTGCACAATTCATGACCGCCCATGATCGACTG